CGCCACGTACTGCGCTCGCACAGTCGGGTGGCAGAGGATGACATCGGGCTCCTTGCCAGACAGAACCGAAAGCTCGTCGATGACCTGCTGCATGCGCTCCGCACTCAACACGGCGCGAACGTTGGTCGTCGCCGTGTTGTTGGGGTTGCAGGACAAGACCAGCGGCTGAAGAACCGGAACGCCGTTGGCTCCAGCAACACCAGCGTTTGTGCCGCCCATGTCGACACCGAAGTGGTCTCGCTCAGACAGGTTGGCAAAAACGCCGCGAGGCTGGTTGTTGGACGCCGTGAGCGCGTTTCCTGCGCCCGCGTTGGTCAGGTACACCGGATATCCAAATCCGGGGTTGACCGGCGTAGCACCAACAGCCTGAGAAGTCGCGTTCTGCACGGTGTTCAGGTTGATGGTTCCAGCAACCTCGTTCACCGAGTTGATCTGAACACCGGGGGTCACGACATCGAGGAAGAACGGGTTCTGAGAAGTCGTTCCGTCGCTCTGGAAGCCTGGACCGTCCATGCGGCTCATGCTGACCTGCGTCATGCCAGCAGCCAGTGCGGTGCTGAGCTTGCCGTAGTCACCATCAAACGCCCAGTTGGCGGCAGCGCCCGGAGCGTTCTGAGACGTGATGTAGCCGACACAAGAGCCACCGGAGATCAAGTTCTGATCCGCGGTGTTCTTCACGTCGTCAACCAGACGAGTCATCTCAGACTCCATCCAGCTAATGAACGCGCCCTTTCCGCCCGACTTCGCAGCAGCCACCGCGGGACCGGTGATCTCGAAGTGACCGTAAAGGAAGTGTGCGCGAACCACGAGGTGCTCGTAAGACTGGCTACCCACGTCGCCATCGGCGTCGGTAAACTGCCCACCCTCGGCGAGGAACTCGACGGAGGTGTTACGACCGATGTGGATCGGGATGTAAGCGAGACGACCGTTCCAATCAACGGTGGCCTTCTGGAAAAGCTGAAGGGCCATAACCTCTTGGTTCAACTGCTCCCGAACGGGTGCCAGGTAGAACTCTTTGAGGATATGGGCCAGACCCTGAGCCGGATTGCTAGTCCAGTCAGTATAAGTACCCAACTGTGCAGACATTTAAATCGCTCCTTATGCGAATGGGTTGTGCTGCTTGAAGAACTCGCGGAGCATTTTGCTCCCCTCTTCAACGTTCTTCGGCGGACCAGACTCAGGCCAAACAATCTGCTGACCGCCAGCAGATGTTCGGCTTGGGCGAGGCGGCGCTTGCGGAGCAGTCTCTTGAGCGCTGGCAACTTCCTGCGCCAATGCCTCAGCAGCCTGAGGGTTATCCTTGAGGTATCGGGCGATCGCCCGCTCCTCAACGGAAGCCACAAACGTACTGTACTGCTCTGCGAGCTCCATCACCGAAGCACTTGGATTGTGGTAGACGCCCTGCAGCAACTGATGTCGATCAACACCGGGGTAGCTCTGCATGGCCTCTGCCACTTCGCGCTCAAGCTGCATCTTTTGCAACTGAACGCCATGGGTCTCGATTTGATTAGCCAGCGCGTGAAGCCTCGGATCAACGGTAGTCTCAGCGGGTTGCTGAGGCTGCGCTTCACCTGAGAGTTCATCGAGCCAGTGTGTCTCACCGGGACTCTGCACTGGAGACGGTTGGGGTGCAGGTGCCGCCTGCTGAAGAAAAGAAGCCTGCTTGGCTTCAAGGTCAGCCAGCCTCGACCGCATCAAAGCAACCTCTTCTCGGTGCTTATTCCGCGCTTCAAGAACTTGCTTGAACCTGCCGTACGGCACATTGTGACCCTCAAACGACTCTGCCTGATCCGAACTCGTGGCGGCGGCAGGAGTCGCATTGGTCTCCACATTCGCGCTGGGATTAACGTCCGGCGCAGGGGACGAAGGCTCAGGGGCCGCTTGGGCAGCAGGCTCGGGAGGGGCAGGCGCAGGCGCAGGGGGCTCAGGCGGAGCACCGCCTAATGCCTGTTCCAAAACCGGACCCATCCTCTCTACCGCTTCAGCGTCTAGTAAACCCATGAAATTGCTCCGTTTAACGTCTCTTGGACGAATTATTCAACACCGCGTCAAGCGGCGAGGACTGTGACGAAGCTACACCATACATCTCAAAATGAGAATCTCCCGTCTCATTTTTGTACACCTGCCCCGTGTTCCGCTCCCACAAGAGCATCTCGCGCAGGTTCTGCGGGCGCTCACTCTGGACCTCTTCTTTGACGTACTCAATCTGGTCAAGACCCATGAGCGCCAGGCCGTGCGCGAAGATCATATCGTCGTGCTTTCCGTGGGCGGCGATCGGCTTTCCTTTCTCGTCGTACACAAACGAGTTGATCTCACACTTCATCCGCTCGTCGTTGATGATTAGCCACTTCTTGCTTACGTGCTCTAGAAGCCGGCTCAGCATTACGGGGCGCGTAGAGGTAGACGTGTGAAAGCCCATTTTCTCGATCCATCGGTTGCCGATCTTGTCGTACTGATTGCGCCTGAAGATGAAGGCGTACTCGTTTTGGATCAGATACTCCAAAACCGCTAGCCCGTAAGAGTTCGACTCAACAACAACGAGGGCGTTGTATTTCTTGGCCTCCTCGATCACAAGCTTGCCAAAAGCATGGGGAGCGACGTGGCCGTAGTAGGTGCTCATCACCTTGGGCTCTTTCTTGTCCGTGACATCCATCACGCAGAAAGCGGAGTAGTCACCAGACGGCGTGCCTGAAGCAACATCGACCCCGATAGAGTACACACGGTACTTCTCCGGGGTCTGGTAAAGACGATGCCCCTCTGCTGACTGCGCGTGAGGAAACGCGCAGTCAAAGAATCGCTCGCCCGACGTGATGAACGCTTGCTCAGCAGACAGCGGGTACTCTTGAAGAAACGAGTTCCAATTGCCCATGCACTTGGTGGCCAAGATGTGCTGAGCCCAGTTGATCTGTTTCTGGTCGAGCTCGTACTCCCTGGCAACTAGGTTGAGCTTCGGGTGAGTTGTCTTGTTCTTCTCTTTGCGCCGGTAAAGCTCTTCTTCGGTCCAGGGAAAGAAGACCTTGTGAAACCCGTGATCCTCCGAGTGCCACAACTGGTGGGCGTGGTTTAAACCGTTGGCTGTCGTCTCAAGCGCAATGCACGCGTTAGGGCCAGCGGTCTGAAAAGCAGCCCTTGTGGACTTCTCAACGTCGCCCCAGAACGCAAACTCGCTGCAATGTAGCGAGTGGTACGTCGTTCCTCGGATGCCCTCTGACTGCGCGGTCATAACTCGGATCAACCCGCCATGGAAGAACCGCAGCTCTCTGACGTTAGCCTTGTCGGTTGGGAACGTAAGGAAGTCGGGCAGGTGATCGTAGAAGCGCTTGTAGATCTCAAAGATGGTCTGGGCGCTGTCAGTCCTGTGGGCGATCACAGCCACATGGTGGTTGGGCGTAAACGCAGCCTTCCAAAAGTTGTAAGCGGCCAAGATCGTCGTCAGCCCAAGCTGCCTCGCCTTGAGCACGTACACCCACGGGTTCTCCTCAAGCTCAGACAGGAATCGCCGCTGAACAGCGTTCAGCTCTAGCGGCACCAGGCGTCCACGTTTGTCTACAATGCGGAGGTAGGTGGGGCAGAAGTAGTAGAAGTCCTTGGCGCAACGCGTCACTTCTGCCTGAAGCTTCTCGTTGACCTCTTTGTGAGAAGTGTTCGCCATCAATTAATGGCGTTCTCTGCGGCCTCTTGCTTTGCATGCTCACGGGCATGGTTAAGAAGCTCAAGGATCTGCTCAGGACTCAGCGAACCACGGTTGAGAGACTTGGTCTTAGCCTCAGTGTACTCAAGTTCCGCTTTCGCTTTTTCGATACTGAGCTCGTCGATCTGCTTTTGGGCCTCTGCGGACGTTCGTGCCTTGAGCTTGAAGTCGTCCCACCGCCTCTCAAGAAGCCAAGCGGCTGCGCGCCAGTCGTCTTGGGAGTGGATCGTAATGCAGTCGATCAGGTTTCCCTGGGCTGACTCCTCCGCTGCGCGCACTCGGGCGTCAAAGCCCTCGTAGTGCGCGTCGCCAGATCTATCTTTCGACTGCCACTTGCGGATCGTGTCCTCGTGCAGGCCAATCATCTTGGCGACATTGGCCTTCGTGTGCCCCTTCTTCAGGCCCTCGATGACTTTGTCTGCAAGCTCTTGGCTATATCGAAGTCGCGACATTGAGGTAACCCCTTCGCACGGACTCCCTAAAGGCTGTCGTGCTGTCCTCTTTGAGGCACAGGTGCAGCGCCTTAATGAAGTTCACTGCGTCCTTGGCGTACTCGTTTGCGTCGAACTTCCTGTCCTCAATAAGCGGGCTGTTGCGCGCAAATACGCGCGAAGCCCGCGTGAGGATCACCCGACAGTCTCGATGCTTAGGCCTGAGGCTCTTGCGAGGAAACGTGTCGAGAAGATCAAGCTTGGTCTCAAGCTCACTACGCAGAATGTGGTAGGAGGCGACGGCGAGCTTTTCGAGCTCTTCTTCGGACTTCTCCTGCTCGATCGCATCCGTGAGAAGCTCAAGAGCGCCAAAGGACTCGTTGATGATCTCACCAAAGCAACCCTCGGCAACAGTGTGCCCAGTGTTCGCGTCGTCCGTGATGATCAATCCGGTCTCGCCGTCTTCCAGCGGGACTTCTTCCCATACGAGCTTCGGCATTACATGTACTTCCGAAGAGCAACCTGCGTGGCGATCGGGCCTTTGCGCTGAAGCTCTCTGGCCACCTTGCGAACCATGGCTCGCAAGATCACACCAGTGTCCACTCCGTAGGCATCCGCAGTGCGGCGGACAGCCTCGGTGTAAGCCTCTCCAAGATCCATCTCGGTGATCTCCCCAAGCTTGGCAGGCCGGCCAGTGGGCTTCTTCTCAGCGGGCTTCTTGGCGGGTGCCTTCTTGGCGGGTGCCTTCTTAGTAGCCATCATTGTCTCCAAGTGCTCGTGTTAGGATCAGCCGTCTCTTCAGCACGATCCGGGCGAATAGCTTGCTCTTACGGTAACAACGGTTTCCGCTATTCCAATGGCAAAGCACATCGGGCCAGCGTTTGTACTTTTTACGGTACTTCTTTAAAGCCCGCAAGCCTGCGGTAATCAGGTCACACCCCTTGGCCTTGCCACCAGGACAATGAAAACGCGGCACAACCTGCAAAGGCCCCGAAGCCCCAGCGTCTGACACGGCACCCGTGGTGAACCGCGACTCGGTGTACGACAAAGCAACGACCAGGCTAGCCGGTAGATCGCTCATCTCTGCTTCGATCCCCACCGCAAGACAGGTCTTGTAGCGATCAGCGGTCCTGTTCGGGGCGTCCATCCAACCCAAAGCGGTCAAACACAGCACGCTTACCTGGAAATATCCGATCATCGCCTGCCAAACCTCCGCGCGTACTCGGCTATGAGCATAGCGTCAGCGGTAGCATGCACCACCTTTTGACCCGGGAAAAGCCTCTGGGCAGCAGCCTTGGTCACGTTCTTGTTCCCTTTGGACATGCACTTGAGCTCACGTTGCCACGTAGCGGGCGTTGCTACCTCGAAGGACAGCCGGTGACACACGAGCAGCGCTCGGCAGAACCCGTAGCTTGTTCCGAACTTAAACGTAGACGCCACTCCCTGCCGGGGCATCGCGCTCACCTTCTCCAGCACAGCGAACGCCACGTTGGGCGCGTGCTCTCGGACAAACTCAGACACGTCATGCTCTGTTGCATTGAGACGGACGGAGGCCAGAAAGCCTCCGTCCTCGTCAACAACAGCCACCGCGCCCGAGTACCCGGGATCAATCCCCATGTAGTGCTTCACTCGCACATCCTCCTCCAGAGCGTTTCGAACGCGTGCGCCGCTTGCTGGGGACAGACTCCGTTCCCGAGCATCCGTAGGCGCTCCACCCGATTGGCAAGCCCATCATTGTCTCGACAAACTCCGGGTTGAGGACCACCGGCTTGGAGCCATCGTCGCCATCCGGCTTCATCGCTTGGGCTTGGAGGCCAACTACTTCCGAGAGAGGCCTCGCGTTCCTGTCGTGGGTCTCTTCTGACGCGCAGGTTGATCTGTGATCCCTCGCGCTCGGTGTCGGCCATAGCTGCGCCAACTTCGACAACGCTGGCCTGCCCGCCCCCACTCGCCCTGCTGCTCCGCCCATGTTCGTCCCCCCGTACAGGCCCGCATCCGGCGTTGGCCAGTAAAGAGCGTCCGTGGGCGCGTCTGTACTCGGGGTCAGCCGCGAGGATGAAGACACGGGCGCGGATGTGGGGTGCTCCGACCTGAGGGATGTTGGCTCGTACAACTTCCCATTCCGCATCGAGCCCGAGGTCGGAAAGCGTTCCAAGAACTGGTCCCATCCCTCGAAGAGTGAGGCCTGGGACGTTTTCCAAGAACACTGCTCTGGGTCGTACATCGCGTAGAATCCGCTCGATGTCTGGCCAGAGCCACCGCTCATCTTCGAGGTGCTTGCGTTTTCCGGCTGTGGAGAACGGTTGGCACGGGAATCCCGCAGTGACAATCTCCACCAGGCCATTCCAAGGGCGACCATCGAAGGTGGAAACATTATCCCAGATAGGCGCTGGATGAATGAGCCCTTCTTCCATAAGCGCCGCAAGGTTCGCAGCAGGATAGGCTTCCCTTTCGACGTAAGCGACAGATCTGCTGGCAACTCCTGCCATTCCAAGGGCGAGCTCAAGCCCTCCGTATCCCGAGCAAAGGGAAAGCACTCTTTGGGTATGTGGATCCACATCTACACCTCCTCGAATCGCATGCGCTGCGGGTTCCATTTAATGACATCCTCCCCAAGGTTGCGCCTCGGGCCGTGCCTGAACTTTTCCATCCCCATCTCAGCCGGCTGACCAAGCAGGGCATCTGGACGCCTCGCGTCCTCGTCAACGTTCCCAGGAAGCCAAGGCACCAACGCCAGGTCAGCATCGTCCTCGATCGACCCAGACCCCTTGGCCTGCTGGATTGTGGGCCGCTTCATGTCCCGTTTTGCGCTCAAGACCGGCTGAGAGAGCAGCACAGAGACGCAATCAAGCTCGTTTGCCATGAGCTTTAGGCCTCCTGAGTTGGCGCTGATGGCCCTCTCATCTCCGTTAGCCATATCCGCCGAGGGGCTCTTCATCAATTGCAGGTAATCCACCACAACCATGCCAAGCCGACCGTTTTCTGCGTGCATCTGGCGCGCAACGCTTACGATCCCCTCTAAAGTCCCGTGCTTTGCCCCGATGATCCGTATCGGAAGCGCGTTGATTCGATCCGCAGCCCCCATAATCTTGGAAAAATCGTACGATTCGAGCCCCGGGCGGTCGTGAACATGCACCGGAACACCGGATTCAGCCGCCACCATGCGCCCAACCACCTCGCTCGGCTGCATCTCCAGGCTGCAGATCAGCACCGGATGCCCAGCTTTTGCCGCTGAAAGAGCAAGATTGTTCACAGCAAAAGCAGTTTTTCCGTGACCTGCCGAGCTCAGCACTACGATCTGCCATCCGGTTCGCACGCCGCCGCCGAGGCGATCATCTAGCGTCCGCAGGCCTGTGGGGATCCGCGTATCTGTGATCTCCCCCTCCATCACGCGCTTCACGTAGTCCACGTAGTCGCGCAACCCGTCCTGAACTGACACACCAACAGAGAGCTTCCCGCGCTTAGCGATGTCTCTAAGGCTCTTGTTGGCGCTCTCGAACACTGCCGTAGCCTCAGGACTCTCCATGGCCATGCGGGACACGTTCCAGCCGTGCTGCACCATCTCTCGGGACAGAGCGTACGATCGCACCTTCTCGCACATGTACGCGAAACTGGACGGGAGAGACGAGGTATCCATCAGGTTGCTGAGAACGCGGGCACGCCCAGCAGAGTCCCACGTCTTGTCCAGCACCATCTGCTCGCGCAGAGACACAGGGTCCACCTCGACACCCTCGGAGATCAACGACAACATCGCAGAACAAACCGCCTGATGGTCGATACGGTAGAAGTCACCAGGCAAAAGACCTGACGCCACGAACTCTCC